ATACCATGACAAGGGGTTCTGCCCGATATATGCCAAGGAATCCGTCAAAAAAGTTTATCATAGCTATACCAAGTTGGGCGGAAATGACGTTGCCACAGACCTTTACAAAAAACTGTTGGAGATGCCCACAGAGCCGCAGAAAGGAGACGCAGAAGCATGAAAGAAATCTTTACAAAAAAGTGGTTTATCGCCGCAGGGATTCGCGCCATTAAGACCGTAGCGCAGACAGCTGTCGCCACCATCGGCACGGCAGCGGTCATGGGTGAGGTTAACTGGATAGCGGTTGCGTCTGCGTCCGTGCTTTCTGGCATCCTGTCCATGCTGACAAGCATCGCCGGACTGCCTGAGGTGGACGGATGACCAAGACCGAAAAAGCCACCCAGTGGATGGAGCAGGCGGCGGCGAACTCAAAGCACGGTTACAGCCAGGTCAACCGATGGGGGCCGGATTATGATTGCAGTTCCGCAGTGATTACGGCATGGCAGAAAGCAGGCGTACCCGTCAAGAGCAGAGGGGCAACATATACAGGCAATATGTACAACGTGTTTCTGTCATGCGGATTCCGTGACGTTACGAAAAAGGTCAACCTTGCCACCTGTCTCGGGATGAAACGGAGCGATGTGCTGCTCAACCACGTCCACCACACGGCGATGTACTGCGGCAACGGCAGGATCGTCCATGCACGGGGGCAGTCTTACGGATCAGCAAAGACAGGGGATCAGGGGCAGGAATTTGCCGTGACGGACTACTACAATTACCCGTGGGACTGCGTTCTGCGGTTCTCCGAGTCTGCGGATCAGGGCGGCGTCGAAACAGTGCCGTCCGGGATCGGCGTGGTCGGTACCACCAAGGTGACATCTGAGCGCAAGCTGTTAATCATCGGAGCGATTGACCCGGACGTGGCACTGGTGCAGTTCTGCCTGCGTCAAAAAGGGTACAAGGGCAAAGACGGCAAGGCGCTGGAGATTGATGGGGAGCTGGGAGATAATACGGCATATGCTATCACGCAGTTGCAGAAAAAAGCCGGGATGAAGAACATCAATTTCGGGACGGTTGCCGGGAGGACGTGGGAGCTGTTGCTGAAATAACGAAGGGCGGGTGCGTGTTGCATCCGCCTTTTTCGTGTCATGTTTCGTGTCATGTTTTGATATCATTATTGCAATTTTATTGCAAATATGCGATTTATTCGCAAATATGCAACAGCCAGAAACCGCATAGATAAAGGGTTCTTGAATTTATGCGGTTCTCCTGGCATCAACTCAAAACGGTTCGATCCCGGTCGCCGGCAGTCGTAAAACCCTTGTAGATACAGGGGTTTTATTTTTTTGTGTCATGTTTCGTGTCATGTAGTGCGGAAAAATGGTCGTTAATCATGGCGGACATTTCCGCCTGACGGTCATCCATGGCATGGCGGTAAACGGACTTAAGCACGGCATCGGTCGACCATCCGCCCCTCTGCATGATGTATGCGTCCGGCACTCCGAGAGCGTGTTGAATGCTTGCGGAGTAGTGCCGCAGATCATGAAAGCGGAAATCAGGCATCTGGAGCCGTCTCAAATACCGCTTGAACTCCGTAGTCAGGACATCGGGCGTCATGGTCACCAGTCTGCCGGATCGGCCTGCCCATAAGTCCGCAACAAAAGCAGGATAGTCTATGTATCGGTCGCCCTGATAACTCTTTGGATGCCGGATGATCCATTTGCGTGGGCCTGCGTCAGTGGTGTCCTTAACCATGTTTTCGCAAACGTGGACGATATTTCCGTCAATGTTCTTTGCGTTCAGCGCACAGATCTCTCCACGCCTCATCGGGCCAAACGCCGCAAGCATGACAGGCAACTCCATCGCCGTGCCCTTCAGGGCGTCGATCAGGCGGCGCACGTCCGCATCTGACGGAATATACAGGTCAGGCCGTACCCTCTGCGGTAAGCGTGTATTAAGTGCCATATCGGGGCGATAAGTGCGCAGGACGGCAGAGATAAAAGCGTGTGCGTTGCTGACGGTCTTCGGGGATAGGCGAGCGGACAGCTCGTTGATAATGACTTGGATATCGTTCTGGGTGATACGGTTTACCGGCTTGACGTGTAGCCGCTTGCAGTAGTTGTTGAGTGTGCGGCTGTAGTCTTCGACCGTCCGAGGTGACAGTGTATTTTTCCGCAAACTGATATATTCCTTGGCGGCATCCTCAAAAGTCAGATCAGCGTATCTGGTCGGTTTGTACTCCAGTGCCATCCGCTCAGCTTCCCTTTTGGTGGATGCCGTAAAACTCTTATAATGCTGCTTACCGTCTCCGTCAGTGTAAGCGTACACTCGCACTCGCCATGAGCCTGAGGGAAGTTTTTTCGCTCTCATTTCTATGCCTCCTCCCTTATGGTATACTTATATACACATTCCTTTCTCAGTGTTTGCCGTCCGTGCCTGTGCAAGAGGTTCGGGCGGCTTTTATTTGCGTTCAAAGCAAATTACATTGCCCTTCTTTTCCGTGATGCGGTATCTTTCCGAAAGCGGTCAATCTGTAACATATCCTGAGCGGTCTGGAGCAGGTGCTGACTGCCTTCACGGTTTAATTGCTTGTAAATCTTCTCAATAGTTGCCATGAAATCGTCGTGCCGCCATTCTTCTTCCAGTCTTAGTTCTTCGACATAATCATCGTAATCCTGATATGCCACCATCCCTGTCTCTTGCCACTGCGGATCTGCGGCTTTGTCGTCTGATATTCCTTCCAAATATTCAACAGATACCATGAAATAAGCCGCTATTAATAGCATTTTGTCGTGTTTTGGCTTGTACCTGCCCATTTTCCAGTCTGAAAAAACGCCTTGCCTGATGCCTGTCGCCCTTGAAACATCCGATACTTTTACACCTTTTTCTTTTAACAGTTCTGCAAATCGTTCGTACATATTCGACCTCCGAAAAAACTACGGGAAAGTGGAATTTTACGTTGACAAATACAGAAAACCGTAATATACTAAACCCGTGAGTTACGGAAAACCGTATATTTTCACGGATATATTACAGAATTCTATATTTATGTTACTTGGCAATTTCATTATATCGGATTTCCGTAATATATTCAAGGGCAAAATTTACAGAAAGGAGGAATTACATGACCTACGAAAGGTATGCAAAGTTTCGTGACGAAAAGGGCATGACCGATTACGCAGTCAGCAAAGCAACGGACATTGCACCGTCAACGCTTTCCGACTGGAAAAACGCATTGTATACGCCGAAATTAGACAAGCTGATGAAAATCGCCGAACTGTTTGGTGTATCCATCGGTGAGCTGATCGGCGACAAGGATTGATCAGGAGGTGAAACTATGCCGCGCGTAAAACTGATCCGCCCTGACCCCAGAGAAGACGAACTAAAGGGCGAAATCGGACGCCTGCAACAGCAAACAGGCAAATCCTTCAAGTATTTGTGCCGGAAGGCAGGCATTGAGTACACGACATTCATGCGGCACAAGGCCGATGTCAGGCTGATGAAACACGGCGAATTCTGGGCGTTTACAGACGTGTGCAGAAAGGAGATCGGGACATGAATTTTAATTTGTTCGAAGGGTTGAAAAAGTCAGATGTTGTCGTATCGCTGTCGGTTGCGGTGACGTCCTACCTGATCGCACCTGACATCCTGACCAAGGTCGAGACGGTTTTATTTGTTGCCGCCCTGACGCTTCTCGGTTGCCTTGCCACCTGCCAGATCCGCCAGTGGATAGAGGACGTTCAGGAGCGCAGGGAAGAACTTAAGATCCGCAAGCGCAGACCGACAAACAAGACCGTTGATTTTCAGATCAGGCGCAAACAGGTCAGGATCCCGGCGAGGAAGGTGTTCGGCAATGAATGAATGTAAAAGGGTCGGATGCGGCTTTTACCTTGATGGATACTGCCTGCGCTCCGACAAGGTTCGGGGATGGTGCCGGGTTGAGATGGATATCCTGCGTGAGGCAGGTCTGGAGCCATCTGAGTGGATACGGTACGGGCAGAACGAGAAATACTTGTACGTCCAGAAGGTCAGGGACAGCCACGTCAAGCGGATTGTCGACCGTGACCGCAGGATGATTTGTGTTTGAGGGAGGCTGATATGCATTTTCAGCAGGCGAGGAAAGGATACCAGTTTACGCTGACGGAAAAGGGACGGCTTCAGCTGTCGGAGCGTATCCGCAAAGGCGCGGAGACTGGTCAGCCGATTGTGGGACGTGAGAAGTCCGCACCGATCAGCTGGGTGAACAAAAACTTTGTAATCGAGGAGCCGGAACCATGATCAATCGTTTACAGGAGAAGCGCAGGAAACAGTTTATGTCGTGGGCGAAGCGGACGGGCCATGCGGAGAGTCTGAGGGATAACAAAAGGCCGCTGACCCATGACGTATTGGACTACGGCAGGAACTATAAGCCATATGGAGGAAGGTACAAATGAAGTATGCCGGGAGCGAAGTGACCTATGTCGAGGTCATCGCAATCATTGACGGAAAAACCGCCTCGATCAAGTTTCCCTTTGAAAATTACAGTGAAGCTGAGGAAGTGCTGAAATCACTGTACGAGGCAAACAGAATCGAGGGCGAACAGCCGCTCAAATTTGCAATTTATGACGAAGAGCCCTGACCACTGGGGAACGGTCAAGGCTCTCGGAGAAACAACTCACAGTCAGTATAGCACTGACAGGAAGGAGAAGCAACCATGACAATTTACGAGCTGACAAGCGAATATCAGGAGCTGCTTGCTCTTGCGGAAGAGGGCGACCTGGATCCGCAGATGCTGGCGGACACGATGGAAAGCGTCGGGGCGGAAATCGAAGACAAGGCGGACGGATATGCCAAGGTGCTGACTCAGCTGACCGCTGACATTGACGGCATCAAAGCGGAAATCGCCCGTCTGACGAAGAAAAAGAACAGCCTTGAGGCGAACGTCAAGCGCATGAAGGAAACGCTTCAGTATGCCATGCAGGCGACCGGGAAGACGAAATTCAAGACGAGTTTGTTTTCGTTCGGAATTCAGAAAAATCCGCCATCTGCGGCACTGGATGACGAGAAGCTGCTTCCTGCGTGGTACTTCATTCCGCAGGATCCCAAGATCGACAAGCGGTCAATCCTTGACGACCTGAAGGCAGGAAAGGAAGTCCCGGGCGCACATCTTGAGCAGAGCGAAAGTCTGCGGATCAGGTGAGGAGGGCGGCATGAGAAAAATTAAAGTCATCATTAAACGACCTGATGAGAAGGTCGGGCACATGACATGGATCTCCGACACCCTGAAAAACCTTCAGGTGCACGTTGAAGGGAAGATCGAGATTGTAAACCCGAACATCCATGATATCCGCATCATCTGCAACGAGGACGGCAAACTGCTTGGACTCCCTCGCAACTTTAAGATGGGGATCACCATTCCCGACATTGTGGTGGGCACCGTCATCGTCTGCGGAGTTGACGGCGAGGATCTGGCGGACGTGCCGATCGGGATGCCGGAGTGGCGGACGATCCTGAGATGCTGGGGAAATGATATTGAATAATGTTGCTTATTCATGGCAGAGCCGGAACTGCCTTACCAAAACACACACTGGGGACATAATTGGCGGCATTACGGAACACCCTAAGAACCGCAAGAACGCACCATATCAGGCGGCTGAAGATTGGCGTTCGTTGGAAGGTCGCCCTTTAGAGAAAGGAGATAATGACATGGCACTGCCAGTATTAGTGATAGGCCGGAGCGGATCAGGCAAGACATACTCGCTGAAGAACTTCGCTCCTGATGAGGTCGGGGTTATCTCAGTGGAAAAAGGACGCCTGCCGTTCAAGTCTGAGATCAAAACAATCCGCATCCCGAAAAACTTTAACAATGCGGATATTAAAAGTTCCGCGCAGCTGAACGCTGCAAAATATTCGTGGGTAATGGTAGCGATCAAATCGGCAAAAGTTAAATCCGTTGTGATTGATGACTCCCAGTATCTGCTGGTCAATGAGTTGTTCGACCGCTCAGCAGAAAAGGGATACGACAAATTCACAGATATCGCATCCCACTTCCGCAACCTGATCCACTTCGTTAACGATCTGGATGATGAAGAGAAAATAGTTTACTTCCTGCACCATTCAGAAGCTGATACAGACGGTCGGGAGAAAGTCAAGACCATCGGAAAGATGCTTGACGAAAAGCTGACCGTTGAGGGGTGTTTTGATATTGTCCTTTACTGTCAGGATCACGAGTTCTACACCCAGAGCAACGGTCAGAGTACGGCGAAGTCTCCGGAGGGGATGTTTGATCTGAAGATACCGAACGACCTGAAGGCGGTTGATCATGCGATCAGGGAGTACTATGGCATGGGCGTTGAGAAAGAAGGCAAGCAGGAATGACACGGGCAGAGTATTGGAATGTTGTTCGTGAATTTGAAGAGGCTGGTCTGACCATTCAGACGTTTCCACAGACATACCTCATCAATGCAACGGACTGCGATGGAGTTATTCAGTCATATTACGCAAGTACCGGAACGGCTGTCTTCCGAGATGGAAATGGAAAGTGGGCGAAGCGTAACACGCAACGCAATTTTCCATTAAAAAGGTTCATTGTTTTATGCAAAGACAACGAGACTGAAGATATTCAGGAAATATTCTTTTAAACAAGGAGGACATAATACATGAAACGTGTAGACACAACAAACGTTCAGGAAGCCGGTGAATTTAAATCATTACCGGCTGGAGCATACAACTGCATCATCCGCAATGCAGAGGATTATCCCGACAGGGAATACCTGAAGATTACATACGACATCGCGGAAGGTGAATACAAGGGATACTACGATGAGATCCGTGGCAAGCATCCGGACTGGGCATGGACTGGTGCTTATGTAAAATCATACAAGACCAAAGCCCTGCCGATGTTCAAGCGGTTCTGCTCTGCGGTCAGCAAGAGCAACGGAAACTTCATCTTTGACGGCAATACCGTAAATGCTGATGAGAAGACACTGATCGGAAAGCGTATCGGTCTGGTGCTTGCTGAAGAAGAATACTACTCCAACTCTGGGGAGAAGAAAACCAGATTATTTGTCAATCGTGAGTGCCCGACAGATCAGCTTGCAGCGGTCAGAGTGCCAGATGTCAAACGCCTGAAAGAGGATCCGGCTGTTTCCAATATGGGAAACACTAATGATTTCGTTTCCGTTCCTGAAGGAAGTGAAGGTGAAATCCCGTGGGGCGACTGATTATTCAGGAAGACACCAGACAGAAGGCCGGGAAACATGACATAAAACACGCATACTTCGAAGAAAATGATGTTTCTATCGTGCGATGCAAGTTACCCTTCGGAGATTACGCGCCAATTCCACCAGTCTCTATTGACACCAAAGAGAACATGGATGAGATAGCAGCGAACATCTGCGGATCTGAACACAAACGATTTATTAACGAGTGCAAGGCGGCGAAAGCCGCCGGATGCACGTTGATCATTCTGGTGGAGAACAACGTAGGGATCACGGACATTTCGCAAGTGCATACCTGGGTAAACCCACGAATCATTTATTCAGAAAAGTGTGTTCAAGGCGACAGACTCCAAAAAGCGATGGAAACCATTTCTGAACGGTACGGCGTACAGTTTATGTTTTGCTCTCCCGAAGACTCAGGAAAGCGGATAGCGGAGATATTAAGCAAATGGGAAACTGCTTAGATGCGGCGATTGAGTACGCCACAAAATACGGATGGGCTGTATTCCCGGTCAGCTCTAAGACGAAAAAACCATTGACGCCACACGGGTGCAAGGACGCAAAAAAAACGGTCGGGCCGATAAAGGCATGGTGGACACGATGGCCTGATGCTTCTGTCGGGATCGCAACGGGATCTGTTTCAAACCTGATCGTCATTGACGAAGACCTTGACGAAGACAAAGGCATTGATGGGTACCAGAGCGTGCAGGAATGGGAACGTAGCCACAAGCCGCTGCCGGAGACGGTCAGAGTTATAACCGGGCGCGGTGGCGCACATATGTATTTCCATTATGCCGGATCTGACATTGGAAACCGCGCAGGGCTGCTCGAAGGTGTTGATGTCCGAGGCGAAGGTGGATATGTAGTTGCGCCACCTTCCGTCCATCCAAACGGTACAGAATACCAGTGGGAATATGCGCCTGACGACATCCCTCTTGCAGAAGTAGACGAAACGGTCAAAGCATTTTTATGTATTGGGAAAAGCAAAACTGCTGTTTCTGCATCCGCAGATTTTAGAGTGCCGAATACTATCCCGAGCGGATCCAGAAATGACACCCTGTACCGTCTGGCGTGCTCCATGCAAGCGCAAGGTCTGCCGGATGCCGCGATTGAATCAGCAGTCCGGGAAACGAATTCCGTGGCTTGTGTGGAGCCGCTGAGCGATGAGGAAATCGACCTCCTGATCGGGAGCGCACTCAGGCACACCAAAGGCGAACTTAAGATCCTGTCGAAGGATCTGCCGGAATGGCATGAGCCGATGCTGGCACATCAGCTTGACAAGACTGGAGCGGAAACGGACAGACCTGCTCAAACCATTGCAAACGCTGAGGAAGCAATTACTTTCGACAAAAATCTATATGGGCGCATCCGATACAATCAGCTTGCATATGTGCCGTATGTATACGGATCACTCCCATGGCAACAAGGCAAGGGATGGCGCGAGTGGACGAATACAGATGACTCCAATCTCAGGAGCTACATCGAAAAGCGTTACGGTCTGAAGAGCAGTGAGAAAACCATGGACGCACTGACCAATGTGGCGGCACGATATCCGATCAACCTCGTTCAGGAGCTGCTCGAACAGTGCTATGAACAGTGGGACGGAAACAAGCATATTGAAAATCTTTTACCTGCGATGCTTGGCGCAGAGAAAACGGATTATACATCTGGCGTCATGAAGCTATTCATGCTTGGCGCGATCGCCAGAGCCTTCAAACCCGGATGCAAGTTCGATTATATGCTCGTTCTTGTCGGGGAACAGGGCAAAGGAAAATCTTCTTTCCTGCGGTTCTTAGCATTAAGTGACGAATGGTATAACGACAATTTCAGCACGCTTGACAGCAGCCATGCCGTGGAGAACCTGCGCGGCATGTGGATTGTAGAACTTGCAGAGCTTCAGGCGACCAAGCGAGCAAAAGACGTTGAAACCATTAAGTCGTTTATCACGTCAAGAGTAGACACCTATCGCGCACCATACAACAGGCGAACCGAGCAGAGACCGAGGATGTGCGTGCTTGCCGGGACATCAAACCCAGTCGACTTCCTGACGGACACCACAGGTAATCGGCGCTTTCTTCCGATCACCTGCAATATCATAGAACCGAAATTTGATATGTTTGCCGATGAGCTGGCAACAAAAGCCGAGTTTGTGCAGGCGTGGGGCGAGGCGATGGCGTATTACAAAGAAAGCCATGGCAATCCGAGATTAGTGTTGCCGAAACGATTGGAAAAGAACGCAATTGAGGCGCAGGCGCATTATCTGGAAGAGGATCCGCTGATTGGTATCGTTCAGGAATTTCTGGATACTCATGTAGATATTAAAAGGATCTGTGTTTCAATGTTTGCTAACTTTGATTATTCTCTCCAGATTGAC